GCTGCTTAGTTCGGTGAGTAATTTGTCTGCAGCTTCTCCGATGCGCTTTGCCATTTCTGCGGGGGTTCGACCCTCTAATACTGGCGGGAGATCCGCTTGTAGTCGCATGATGCCAGCCCTCATTACGGCACCTAATTTGTAAAAAGCGTTTTGCACATCGATCATGTCGATGCACGTCTCTTCGAGCTTTTTCAACTCAATTTTCTTGCACTCGATTTCCACCGTAAGTTTTTGGCAAAGTAGTGATTCACGGTCGAGCCTTGGCTTGCCATCAAAAAATCCAGCATCAGGATTCGATGCAAAAAACTCGCGCCATTTTGCAAGGTTTTCCATTCCTTGCTCTTTTTCAGGCAATCCAATTTTTCCTTCGCGACGCCACTGAGCGATTGACTTGCGTGTGATGTTGAATATATCGACAATCTTTTTTTGTGTAACAAGTTCGCTTGGCTTTACACTTGATCCATCAATTAGCTTCCGCTCGGCCGCTGTAAGCACTTTTCCCGCCTTTACCTTTTTTAAAATGTTGGCAAGGTTGGCTTGGTTGATCTTGTCAACTGTGGCAGAGTCGATCTTCATATTTCACCCTTCAATAATCCATCCCGCAAAATCTCCAAATCGGAAAAGTTCATACGCTTGCGGCGGGATTGTTGCTATCATGTCAATCGGACGTTGCACCCCAGCAAGCGATAACTCCTTTTCGAGAACCTGCTCGGCAGGCACTCCATTCCTGAGCTTTTCCGACATCGCCAAGCGTGAAACGACCGTTCCAGCATAACCCTTAGCTTGCTCACACTTATCGAAAACAAGCATGGCGCCGCCCGGCTTAATTCGCTTCGTTATTGTGTGCATCCAGTCTCTGCGCTTAGCAACTGGTAAGAACATCACAACAAGGAATACTACAGCAAAATCAAATTCCTCAAATTCGTATTCTAGCGCATCAGCAAGAACGCATTGACCTGGCCCTTGGTAGATTCTCACCATCTCAGGAGAGTTGTCAATTGCTGTTAGGCACGCGCCTCGACTTTCTAGTGTGTCTCTGATCGCGTTTCCTACATTTCCCGTGCTTGCACCTATGTCGTAAACCATACCTCCCTCAGGGATATAGTGACGCGCAACGTGAGCGATGATCCGCGTTGCCATGTCATACCAAGGAAGTTGCTCCCTGACATGATCGTCAAAGCCCTTTGCGACTTCCTCACACTTAAATGTCCATTGCTCGGGAATCTTCATAGCTTTCTAAGGATGTTGTCACGCACGGCGGCGGCAATGTGGCTCATCATCACGGGCGGAACGGATCGACCGCATCGCTCCCATTGTTGTGTAAAGTCTCCCGACAAGATGTAATCGTCGGGGAATCCGCAGATTCTCCGCAGCTCTTTTAAGTTCAAAGTTCTCGGCTCATCCCAGTGATATAATTGCTGCGCGCCTTGGGTTACTGTATTTGCCGGGCGGTCAGGCGACTGCTTGTAATGCGTTCTGAATGAATCTTTTCCGCTCATTTTTAAGCAAGCAATACTCAAATCATCTCCGGGTTTTGTTTGCGACCAATAGGCGTAAGTATCGGTTTGCTTATTCAGTAGCTTTGATTCTCCACCTTTTTGCAAAGTTCTTAGGCAATCTCCGACGCTGTAACGATACGGCAACGGCTTAGGATGCGCTGGCTCAATACCTAAATCCTCACGCACTCCGACGAAGATTGTCCGCTGTCGCGATTGCGGCACACCTAACCACTGTGCATCGAGAACTTTGCAAGCAACGCGGTATCCACTCGCTTTGAGTTCGCGCATGATCTCGATGAAATACCCCTTTGCCGCGCCTTTGACGAGTCCGCTCACGTTCTCAGCAACGAAGGTCTTAGGCTTCAAATCACGAAGCAAGCGGATGTATTCAAAGAAAAGATCATCCGTCCGCTGCGCCTTATCGCTGTATTTCTTCACTTTGCCCCAGCCTGCTTGACGCTTGCCTGCGGTAGAGAATGAAGCGCATGGCGGCGATCCATCAAACAGATCGACTTCACCGGGTTGCATCTTGATTGCCTCCAGAATCTCGCTTGCCTGAACTTGCCGAATGTCTCGACCGTCAAGAATGGTATGCGGCGCCATATTTGCGCGGTAGGTATCCCGTGCGGCGTCGATAAACTCGTTTGCCCATAGCACCTTGAATCCCGCCATGCGGTAACCGGTCGATGATCCTCCGCCGCCGCTGAATGTGCTAATAGCATTAAATCCATTCCACGGCAACGCTCGTATTTCATCCATGCTAGGCACTTTGTATTCTGGCTTGCTCATTACTTTGTTCCTCCTGAATTTCCGCTCCAGCGATAGCTGCATTTTGGGCATTCGTGTTCGGTTTCGATATTCTCGTCAACATCGGCAAAATCGCTTGGAGCCGCCGATTCCTCGGGAGGGTTTAGTAACCTCTCAATCTCATCGCCATCGAATCCGGTCATGTTCAAATCAAAGTCCAACTCCCGCAGGTCTGCCAGTTCCAGCCCTAGCATCGTTTCATCCCAGCCGCTGTTCAGCGCCAGCTTGTTATCAGCGATGATGTATGCCTTGCGCTGCGTCTCTGTCAGGTGATCAAGACGGATGCAGGGGACTTCTTCGAGTCCGAGCTTCTGTGCTGCCATGATGCGACCGTGACCGGCGATGATTCCGTTCTCGGAATCGATCAGAACTGGATTTGTAAATCCAAACTCGCGGATTGATCCCGCAATCTGCGCCACCTGTGCTTCGCTGTGCGTCCTGCTGTTGCGTGCGTAAGGGATTAGCATGCTTGTCTTAATTTGCTCAATTTTTAGTTTGTTTTTCATGGTATAGTGTAACTTTGATTTGTAAAAGTTGTCATAAAGACAGATCGCGATGAAACCGATACCCCGCAGCCCTTATGTATCAAAAGATTCCTTACCGCGGGTCTGTTAGTATGCATATTTTGCTGTTTCCTTTCATTTTGTGATCACATTGTAAAGCTCAACAATCGGCTTTAATTGTGCCGCGACAGCTTCTTTCTCGCTATCCTGCCATTGATTGACTGGCATTGTTTTTGTAAATTGTCTGAAATGTCCTACTAGTTTACCAGTCCATGCAATCCAAGGTGTTGTTATGCTTGATAGCTTTGTATGTGTGTCTTCTGTTGTTTTTTCATCAATCATTCCAAGCAGGGCAAAGAATCGATGGTCTATAGCATTCTCAGGTCGTTTGCGATAAGTCGCTGCTATGCTAAGGTATGCCGCGATTTGCTTCTGATCAATGTTAGGACAGTTGTCTCTCAGCCATGCCATGCGCTGACCCCTACTAATCTCCCCGATGTGACCGCCAATCTCAACGCTTGCCATCATAGCCGCGTTTACTTGCTCAGATGCCCCCTTGACGCTATCTAAAACCGTTTGATGCAATTCGTTTATTCGTTGTGCCGTTGCGCTTTGTAGTTCTTTATTCATTTCACTTTTATTCGTTGTTTGTGCCGTTCGATCAATCCGATTCTTGCCGCTCTCGATGAATCTTGAGCATCCTCTGATTTCATGTAATTGCTAGGGGGTAAATTGTTTTGAATGCAAAACTCAGTTGCGGCGTTGCTAATCGACGCTCGCGATACTTTTAATATCACGGCAATTTCAGACATACTCTTGCCCATGCATGAAGGATGATTAACGGCAAACATTACACCCCATGCCTTAACCTTTGACTCTCCGCTCGCTGTAATAGCCGCATATAACACGCGCAACATGGCCTGTGCGCATTCCCTATAAACGTTCGGTTGCTCCTCTGCGATGTCGTGAAGCTCGCTATTCATGCGCCTAGATTGTCACTATTTGCTAAATTGTCAAGATAATAATTTAAGCCGATAATCTGTAGTCAAAGGTAAAAAAAGAAATCGCTTGTATCTTCTTCTTAATTTTACCGACTGCCCCTCTAAAAAGTCAAGACAAAAGCAATTTATGCGTTGTTTTTTGCATAAGCCAGATCTGCCGAGTCCCTGAATGCTTCATTGTTGGTGTACATGCAATCAGCCTTTTTGACAAGCAAAGTCGCGTTGACCCTGCCTAGGTTTAGCACCCTCGCAATGTTAGCCGATGTGATGCCGCTCGATGCTGCGGCGTGTATAATTGCGAGTCTCACCGCGTTGATTTCCTCTCCCTTTACCGATGGCATTGTGATGTCGGCGAATGATACGTTGCGCCCGGTAGTAGCCCGTTTCACGATGCCAGCCATGGTCTCTGCTAGGTGCTTCTTAGCGCGTTGTTTTATTGTTGTCATTTTGTTTCGTTTGTTGGCTGTTCCGAACATTCCGCATCAGGCAACGCTGGGCGTGCCTGTGCTTGGCTGTTCTCAATCATCGCCTGATTTGCCAGTATTTGCCAGAGTTCAAAGTTCATTCGATTATGGTGTATAGTGCCTCTTGTTCTTCCATCCAGCGCACTTTTTCTGCCAGCGCGTCCCGTTGTTTCGTGATCTCATCCATGTTGTTAGCGTGGCTCATTTCAGCAGCAGCATAGCGGATATTCAACATTTCTATTTCTCTTTTAGCCTCGGCAAGCTCTCGCTCTAGTTGCTCTGCGTGATTTAACATTTCGGAATACCAGTAGCCTTCAGCAACTTCATCCGTTCTCGGTGTCGGTGTGTTGTTCATGGTTCGTTCTGGCTGGTTATTTCCCAAGGTAGCAGTGTCTCATCAGCTTTTTCTAGGGTGTCGCATGATAGGTCGCGGTATCTCTCGGCTAGGCGACGCGCCTCGTCCCGCTGCTCGGTGACGGCGGTGAGTTCGCGCTCTAATTTACGGGCATCCTCGGCAGGAAATCCGATGCCGTGAGGCACGTATTCCATTGTGTGCGTGTCCCATCTCCATGCGGGAAACATTTTAGCATCCGTTCTCGGTGTGTCTTTCATAATGTTCTTAGTTTGTTAGCTGTCGCCATTAGTTTTTCATCATTTTGAACCTTTTTGTAATTGTGTATTACCGCCGAGTGATGGCACTTAAATAAATCCGCTATGCGCTGCCATGTCCATCCGTAGTCTCTGAGTATGTATTGCGCCACTGCCCGAGCGTCGGCAATGTGCTGTGTGCGCATGTAGCCTAGCACGTCCGAGCTTGTGCATCCTGCGCCGTTTGCGATGTCGTTGATTAGTCTGTATTCGTTCATTTTTCTAAAGTGTTCCCCCCGCCAGTGCTTGCCTGAAGATCGTTGGTCGGCACTGGCAGGGATTATGTTACCCGTTAGCCACTCGGCTAGGAGATTGTTTAATTTTGTGCGATTGCGATTTGATAACGGCAATGCGCCGCTTAATGGTCGCCATCGCGTGCGGCAATGTTGGATTGTCCGTCTCTGCCATGTCCTGCGCAATGTCTAGGGCTGCCCGTGTGGACAGTATTGCCGCCGATATGTCTGGACAGTCGCTTGCCAGCCCGTGCAGGTCTTGGCGGTGTGCTACGATCTCGCGTAGTGCTTCGTTTTTGGTCATGGTGTTAGTGTTGCGCGTTACAGGCGCGCCCCTGTTGGTGTTAGATGGTGGCTAATTCTGGCTCTGGCGCAATAAACGCATTGTAGTCATTGCCAGAAAAGCCCATAGGATGCAAAACTTCATCCGCAGCAAGAACAAGCGGCGTTGCTGATTTTTTCCCCATGCGATACGGTTGCCCCTGCACCTCAAAAACTAGCTCCTTGCGACTTAGTGCCGTCATTCCGTTAGTCCATGTGCGCGGAGACCATACAAAACCAATCTGATTAGTTGGCTTGCAAAGTTGTCCATTGATGACAAGATGCACCACGGAACAAAGCGCGTTTTTTTTGTCACGTGTTACTGTGCGTTTAACTGGTATTGTTTTCATATTGTGTTTCGTTAGTGTTGCTGGTTTTTTTTGAATTATTTTGCAGCTTTGATGGCGGCGAAAAGATCGCTCATGTTGTAGCCGCGTGCTTGACATGCTTTTTGCGCAAGGTCGGGGCGGGTAAAGCCTTGGCTGTTAAACCATGCACGCTCTGCTTGCAGGCTGTCACCGGAGAGCTTGATAGCCTTAGCGGCTTGCTCAATCTCGTAAAGCTCAGCGGCGAGAGCCTCAATAGTTTTGTGATGTGGGTTGAGGTAGTAGTTATCAGGTGTGGCGTGTCCCTCAAATTGGACGTTGTTGTAATTATCAAAAGCGCGGCGGGCTTGAGCAAGTTCGGCTTGGACTATGTTAGTTGTGCGTGTCATAATGTTGTGTTATTGGTTGCGGGGGAAAAATAGAGCATTGTTTGCGGTTTGTCTATAACTTTTTACATTATTTTCATTTATTTTTATTTCCCCTTATTCCACAATGGTTGCAAGGCGCGTTTTGTTAGGGATTTTCACGCTTTAACAGCTCGTTAGTCACCATTTCGTCAAAGTTTTCCCCCTCCAAATTCCGCGCGACCAAGCATTGATACGCCGCAACGCTGAATCTGCGCAACTCCTCGTATCGTAGCCAGCCAAGGGCGAGTTCCTCCGGTGTTCGATCCGCGATTGTGTCGGCTACAAGTTGATCTAGTGTTTTCATGGCTCGTTGATTTGATAAATCGCGCATCCGTCACGCCGTCCTGTCACTTTGATTTTGCCCATTGCTTTTAGCTCTGTTAGTCGGCCGCTGATTGCGTTCATGCCCGTATTCATGGCTTCCGCAATGTCCTTGCAAGTTATGCCGTTAGCACAAATAATATAAAGATAAACCTCCCTTTGCCGTGGTTTTAGTTCATCCTTGATCCCCCCAAACGCCGCTTTCGAGTTGGCGTTTCCTCCGTGTTTGTTTTGTGTGATGTCTTTCATTTCGTCAGTGTTTTCATTTCGTGTTGTTTGTTTTGGTTCGGTAGCTCTGCCAGTTGCAATCTATCCCGCATCCGATTTGTTCGATGCGTGATATGATTGACGGCGATAAAGTGGCAGCAAACTCTTTTCGCCCTAGATTTGTAATCAGCATCGTAGCTCGTTCGCCGTCATAGCGTTTGTCGATCAAATGCGTTAGCATGTCATCCTCGAATTTTGTCTCCCCGCGCACCTGGGCTTCGTCGATGATTAGAAACGCAGCATCCTCTAGCTTTTGCAAAATCTCTTTGACGGTCGGCGCGTCTTTGCGACTAAACGAATGTTTGCAGTCTAAAAAGATTTCCATTGCCTTAATGTAAATTGCAGGGCGACTCCGATATTCTGGCGTAAATCCGTTTTTGTAGATCGCCGGCAATGACACGTTCGGAAAGTTTGCATTTCTCGCTAGGTGAAAAGCCATCTGCGTTTTACCAGTTCCGCGCCCACCGTAGGCGACAATTAAACCACCGCGTTCAGCGCATATTTTCGCCCGTTCGTATGCCGCCTGCCATTCGTCGCCAAAAATCTCTACAGAATCGCCGTGGCGCGTGGTTTGCCCTATTATAGGTATGCTCACCCTAGATGACTCTGAAATGAGCGCGGCAACGTCTCCAGTGTGCAAAGAATCGTATTTCTCGCTTTCCGCTTCGATAGCCTTTTCGATTTTGGCATAAATTTCGTCCAGGTCGCTCATTTTAGAAAGTCCTCATGTGATTGGTTTGCTTCTGGGTCTGTGGGATGGCGGTCGGCGTAGGTTGTTTTTGAGTAGTTGATTTTATTCGGGCGAATATCAGGTTCAAAAATACCTTGCCAGTTGTTCGCCATCGAATGTTTCAACGCCGCGATTGCTCTTTCCTCTCCCATTGCCGTTAGCTTTGCGAGTTGCATTTTTTGTGATGTCGGCTTGAGTGGCTTTTTCTTTTCCTTTAAGTGCTGTTTCCAGTTCCCCCAAAAAAGCGAAAAGTCGGCAGATCCAAAAGGCAAAATTTCGTTTTCTTTTTCTTCTTCTTTACTTATACCTTTACCTATCTCTTTACCTTTACCTTTACCAGTAGGGTATCTATACCCTTTGCTAAGGGTATCTATACCCTTTGCATACCCTTTGATTTCATCGCATTCATCAAGCATTCCGTGTTTCTCTAGCGATTGCCAAGCTGGATTATGAGCCTTGCAATCGCGAGATAATTTGCCGTGCTGAAACTCAATAAACCGACAAATGATGTATTTACCCTCCGCAATCACAGCGATGCGCGTTTCGATTTCTGCCATTTTCTCAATCGCTCGTTTTATTCCAGTCTGAAATTCACAAAGAGCAAAATCAGGTGTGATAATTCCAGCCGTGTCGCATTTGTCCACAAGCCAAAACCAAAGTAGTTTTGCATCAGGCGACAATGCCCTAAACCACGGGTCATCCCATTTAAGGGTTTCTGTAAATCGTTTAGGCATAGTTCAATCAATAAAAAAGCTCCCACTACTACCAAGCGTGAGACCCGCTATGATTGGCGGCACTTGGCAGTGATGGGAGCTGTTTGTTAGTATCATATTTTTCACGGTCTCAACGTGTTGTCTCTCGACGCGCCAACCTAGCAGTCTAGGCTGGCTTGTCACTGGTTGTTTTACAAAGCAAGCTCAACCTGATTTTCGTCGATGGCATCATCAGTTGCCGTTTCAAGTTCAACAGCTTCTTTCTTGTTCGCAGTGTAATCCTGCGCCCCGTTGTCACGGTCGAGTGCTTCCATGTCAAACAAGTCTGGTATAGTAATTTCAGCCTCCATCGCTGCGCACCATCCAGCACCATCGGCAAAGTATGACTTGTTCAATTCAAACGCTATTCCCTTGCGCTTAAATTTCATAGCACGATATGGCACCGTCATGATCCCCCCGAAAGGGTCAAACACTGTTTCGCCTACGTTGGTAAATTGCTTGATGCAACGATCTACAATGTCAAACTGCAACGGGCAAAGGTGCATTTCTTGTCCTTTACTGTATTGTTGGCTATTCAGCGTCATCATGCGGGTAACGTCCGACCATACTTCCTCGCTCCATGACTGCGGTTGCAACAGCATAAAACCCGTAGGAAGCATGTTCATTTCATCACACCATCCCGCAATCTCAACGTGGTTTTCATAGCTATAAATCTGAGTCTCCGACCATGCTTTAAACTTGCGGAAAACCTCAGCGTGTGAAAGCCCTTCAAAGTCTGCTTTTGTCAGTAAGCGATTCCCGCTTGACCTTGTGAATCCGTGTGCGTCTGCTTGCCAACGGGCGCGACTGTAACGCTCTTTTGATTTGATAACTGGCTCATCTGCATAGCCTTTTGTGCTGTCGGTCTGCGGTTTGCGAAACATGAGCAAATACTCTGGCATTCCTACGCCCATCTTTGAGCCGTCCTTGCATTGCTCCGTCCATCCTAGTCGGTAAGTTTGCGCGTTCTCTCGCACAACGTCTGTGACGATTGTTTTCATGCCCATGTATGCGAATCCATGCTTTAAAAAGTGATTCATGGTGTGCATGTGGAAAGGGTAAACGGTTTGGAATCCTAGACCCGTCATGCCGCCTGGAATGATGCGATCTTTGACGTGGATACATGCCAAGCGTCCCGGCTTTAATGCTCTCAGCAAGTTGGGTGTCAAGAAGTCCATTTGATCGAAAAACTCCTCGTTGCCCTCGCTATGTCCGAAGTCAGCGTAGTTAGGACTGTATTCGTATTGCGTAGAAAACGGAATAGAAGTGACAATCAAGTCAACGCTATTCTCTGGCAATGCCGCCGTTTCAATTACCGTGTCATTATTCACGATGCGGAAATGCTCTCCTTGAATCTCTACCCGATCCATGCCCATTCCTCGCGCCAATGTCCCCGCCATCGCTTGCGCTGATAGCCCGTGTGTTTTAATAATCTCGCTCATCTTG